CTATATAAACCTTCAATGTGTGAGAAAGCTATCGCTTTTGTTAAATCTCAGCTTGAAAAGGGCGAATATACAACGATAATGGACGTTGCCCAACATTTTGGGATAAGAAAATCAACTCTTTACAATTGGCGAGGAACATATCCAGAATGGGACGAGGCAATACAAGAGTGTTTAAACCTTATGGAAAACGATATTGAGAAAGGTTTTGTAAGAGGGACATATCACCCCATGGGCTGTAAATGGGTGCTAGATGTTAACTACAGCAAACGAGAGACCACACAGCAAGACATTAAGCAAGAGGTTAAGGGCAAGCTAGAGGTTATAACCCTTAGTGCTGATATAGAAGAAGAGGCTCAATAGACAAATGTCAGCAGTAACAATAGCAGAACCCAAACAATGCTTGTTGTATAAGCTACAACCCAAGCAAAAAGAATTTGCACTGCTAAAAAAGAGATATATTGCATTTGGTGGTGCAAGAGGTGGCGGAAAGTCTTTTGCAGTAAGAGAAAAAGCTAAACGAATGGCTTTAAATTACAACGGAATACGTATGTTGCTTGTTAGAAAGAGATACGTTGACTTATATGAAAACCATATTGTGCCACTAAGGCGAGATATTGGAGAGCACATTGCAAAGTTTAACAGTGATAGAAAGGCTTTTGAGTTCTTTAACGGCTCAGTGCTAGTGTGCAAGTACTTTGACAGTGATAATGACGCATTACAGTTCCAAGGGCAAGAATTTGACGTAATCTTTCTTGAAGAGGCTACACAATTCGGAGAGGTAGTCTTTCATACATTAAAGGCTTGTTTAAGAGGTGCTAATAAGTTCCCTAAGAGAATGTATCTCACTTGCAACCCCGGTGGAGTAGGTCATGCTTGGGTAAAAAGGCTGTTTATAAAGAAAGATTATAGGCGAGGAGAAAACCCAGACGACTATGATTTTATTCAGTCGCTAGTGACCGATAATGAAGTCTTAATGAGGCAAGACCCCGAATATAAAGAGAACTTGGAAAGCTTGCCACCAGCATTAAGAAAGGCTTGGTTAGAAGGCTCTTGGGAACTATCAGAAGGTGCATATTTTGCTGAATTTAGTGTAGATAAGCACGTGATAGATATTATGCCGATAGACCCAACGTGGCGACTATACAGAGTGTTTGACTATGGACTAGATATGTTAGCTTGCTTATGGGTTGGAGTTGATTCTGATAGGAACTGTTACGTTTACAGGCATTTACACGAAAGCAACTTGCCAATATCAACAGCAGCTAAAAAGATACTTGATATGACAAGCTCAGAGGAAAAAATCTACGCAACATTAGCTCCGCCTGATATGTGGAATAGGACACCAGAGCTTGGAAAAGATAAAGCTAGTATATTCAGTGAAAATGGCTTATCACTAACTAAAGTGTCAGCTGATAGAGAGGCGGGGTGGTTAGCTGTAAAAGAACTTTTAAAAGTTGATAACACGGGCAATGCAAAGTTAAAGATATATAGGCATGTTAAGGAGCTTATAGAGTATCTACCAGAGCTGCAAATAGATTCCAAGAAACCGAGCGATTGTCTAACTGAACCGCACGAAATAACGCACATTTGCGATGCCTTAAGATATTTTGCAATATATTGGACTAACCCATACTACGTTAGTGATAAAAGGGTTAAATACCACCCAAGTGTGCTTGAGGACTGGTACAACGCTAGAAGCAAAGAAGAGCGAGAGCTCATAGAAAAAGAATGTGGAGGTAAACCGCTACTATGATAATACAAGGCGATAAATTAAGCTTTTTTCAAGAACTATATGAGAAAGCAAAAACTGCAAACAGCAAAGTTGAGGGTGAGCAACAAGCAAACTATGACCAATACATAGGCAAACCTATTGGCAGTGAAAGAAAAGAACAAATAGTTAGACCAATGACTTATGAGCTCATAGAGAGCCAGATATCAAGCTATATTCCACGTGCTTCAGTTACACCAGAGATTAGATCAAGAGAAACTACAGTCAATGCACAGGCTATAGAAAGGCTTTTAGATAACATTAAAAACAAACTCCCATATGAAAAAATGAACGACCAAGACGAGAGAAACACCTACATATACGGTGGTAGTGTTTGGCTTGTTGAGTGGGACGAAACAATTATTACACATAACACATCAGGCGATGTCACAGTGAGTGTTTTAAGCCCCAAGTTTTTTGTAGGACAACCAAACGTTTACGATGTTGACGAAATGGAATATTGCTTTATCCACTACCCAATATCAAAGGACGAGGTAGTAAGGCGATTTAACATTGATTTAGAGGCAATAGAAGCGGTGCTAGGGACTGACGAAGATATAGCAGATATTGTCTTTTGTTATTACAAAAATGATTATGACCTTGTTTGTCAGTTTGCATGGATAGAAGATTTAATGATTTTAGATATTGACGATTATTTTAGTCGTAGAAAATATATTTGTAAGAATTGCAATAAAACAAAAGCACTATGCAAGTGCGAAAAGCCAGAGTTTGAAGAACAAAGTGCAGAGTATGAAGAGATAGATAGCCCTATAATACGCTCAAATGGCAGTGTTTTATATCCCAAGAGTGAAAAGGTAAAAAATGGAAGAGTTGTTATGGAAGAAGTCATACAACAAGCAACCAATGAATTAGGCGAGCCTATTTTTGATAATATCGGCGGAATGATACTTCCACAACAAAGTGTTCAACATGTTCCAAAGCTTGAAAGAACTAAGTTGCCATACTACAAACCTAATAAGTTCCCAATAGTCATACGTAAGAATGTATCAAGAGATGAAAATTTATTTGGGCAGTCAGACTGCGAGATTATACGAGACCAACAACAAGCTGCAAATGAGATAGAAACACGTATTATGAAAAAGCTAATGAAAGCTGGTGTAAAGATTACTGTTCCTTTAGAGAGAAAAGGGAAGATAACTGACGACTTATATGACGAGGTTCTACCAATAGCAGATCCAGCAGAAAAAGCCCTATATAGTGCAATTGATATGCAAACAAGCATACAGCAAGATGTTATGCAAGCCGATAGATTATATGACCAAGCAAAGCGAATACTTGGCATAAGCGATAGTTTCCAAGGGCAACAAGATTATACAGCTACAAGTGGCTATGCAAAGCAAATACAAGTGCAACAGTCTCAAGGTAGGCTTGAAAGCAAACGTAAAATGAAAAATGCTGCATATGCTGATATTGATGCAATTATATTCCAACTCTACCTAGCTTATGCTGACGAGCCAAGAATGGTGACATTTAGAGATAATGAGGGCAATTTGCAAAATGCTCAATTCAATAGATATGACTTTTTAGAGCGAGATTTGGACGGCGAATATTACTACAACGACAGTTATCTATTTGCTACTGACCCCGGCGGAGATATTGAAAGCAACAGGACTTTAATTTGGCAAGAAAACCGAATTAATTTCCAACAAGGAGCATATGGACCACCACAATCAACCGAAACATTATTGACCTTCTGGGAGCTTATGGAACGCTCACACTACCCACACGCAGGCGATATGGTGGCAAAATTAAGAAAGAGAAAAGAAACTGAAATGCAGATGTTACAAATGCAACAACTACAGGCAATGCAACAACAAGGACAACTACCACAACAAGCACAAATGCCAGCTGAAATACCACAACAATTAACACAAGGAGAGGTGTAATTATGTCAAACATATATGGTGATTATTGGAGAAATCGTAAAGACCAAATAGACAAAGATAAGGAAGACGCTTTAGCTCTTTTAAATTCAAACAAACAAAATCAAATAGCGAGTAATTTAGGAGCTTATGAACAAGCTAGCCTTTATTACGGTAATAACGCAAAGCGTATGGCTCAAATGGGCTTAACTGGTGGTGGCTATGGCGATTACTTAAAAGGAAACGCATATACGGACTATTTAAAGGGTGTACACGGTATTAATAGGGCTGCAATGGAACAGCAACAAAATATATATGGTGCTTATAACGACGCAAAATTAGCCTACGATGCCGATTTTATGAAAGCTAAAGAAGGTGTTTATTCCAACTTGTTTAATATGGCAAGTAGTGGAGCTTATAACACATTTAACCAAAATCAATTTAATGAACAACTT